GTTATGTATAACAACATGTGTGTCACGAATATAATAACGATTTAATTATCATTATTATATTCGCGGCAAGAGATGTTTTGCAATTCTTTGAATTGTAAACGATCTCCAAAACAGGATGGTAGGTGTGGAATTTTTCCCCACATCGGAATCTACCAACCCAAGCTGTTTGGCAGCAACGTTCCATTGGTGTCTTCTTTTAGAAGAACCTCTTAAAAGCTCTAAGGGAGAGCATTTTCGGAACCGTATTTTCCAACTACGTGTTCCAACCCCCCCCCCCCCCTCGCGTATATGAATCTATCTGTATATATTATATTAAATTGAATTATTTTGAATTTAGTATCACAAAGATTAAATAAACTTCTCGCTACATCAAGGCGAATAATAAATAGAAAAGAAAAATGTGATACGAAATGCGAGGCAACATCTGATAGGGAATAAAACTTTTTGTGTAGTTTAAAACACTACTTACATCAATATAACTTAGATGAAGGAGCAAATTTATTTATGTTTAACCTCTCCGTGAGATAATATCTCCGACGTTAAATATAATAAAGTGGAAGTAATGAATCCACAACTTCTAGTTCATTTTATAGTGTTAAAAAGTTTGTGACCCCTAAAAGGTCCTACATTTATAATTTTAAGAAAAATTATTGCTTACGAAATTTTAAGGAAATTTCGGGAGGTCAGGCCGCCTTAAAATCCCCCAACGAATTAAGAATCAGATACAACATGAATATCAACGATCTTAATTTACTTAAAACTAATACGAGTTATGTCGACCTCAACTCAGAAGAGGAAGAAAATGTGCGCAAAACAAGTGGTTATCCAACCACTAAATTTATTAAATTTATTTTAGCAAATGAGGGTGATATTGAATATCAAGCGCACTCACTCTCAGCTAAAATATCTATTGAAGTACCATTATCAATAGATTTTGACAGTGTCTGTCAATCCTCAAACGAAGAAAGAGAGGATTATATATATCGTCATCCGCTTAAGGATGATCGTCCACACGCATTCTCGAGTGAATATGATGTGGAATTTGATTCAGAAGGAATCATTAGCGAAGATGAAATTTTTGATATGGACTATCATTATACTTATGAAGCTAGAAATCATCTTGGTTGTATAATAACCCATATTGAAGCTAATTCATACAGAAATCTTTGTGATATAGCTGTCAGCTGGAGTCTCCATCGTAAATACTTGGGAGAAGTTCATGATGAACTTAGATCTAAGAGACCTAAATATCGCAAATTTTGGAAATCATGCATTCAATCATATAAAATGTATCAGTGTCCATGTTTATCTTGTTGGTTAGAAAAACAAAAAGATATGGATTTATTTAGTGAAATCTGGAGTTTTTATGAGAGAGAAGACAAGCCTAAAGAAATTAGAGATTGTTTATTATATAGACTGTCAGCTAGATATGCTTTAATGAGTGATATTCATCGTACAGGTATGTTTGAATATTTAAAAAGTCTTCTTGTCACAAGTAAATGTCAAGGATGGATGGATGGTAAACCCGAAATTTATTTGCGACCTACTGATGAATTAAAAGAATTCTCACAAACTCTAATTGCACAAGTTCGTGAATTAACACAACAGGGTGTGAATATTAATACTAAATTCGATAGCGTTGCTGATTTTAATATTTTGAGATTATTTAATGCATTTTCTGGAGAACTTGCTATTCTAAGTAGTACTATGATATTTGTTATTTTAATAGCACTAGCTAAGAGATACCCAAATAGTCAAGCAATTGGCATCATCTGTGGTGCTTTTGCAGGATATGTTTTGACTAATTTATCAACTAGTTATTTAGTTCCGCTTGTAGAACAATGGTTAACTACCCGTCCCCAAAGTTTGGGTGAAGATATTGCAACTCTAGCGGTTGAAGCTATTAGTCTCGGATTATTCACAAAGAATCTTGATTTTCAAAATTTAGATAAGTTTGGGAAAACTATGATTGATGTCGAGAGGCAATCAGGAAGTTTGAGTAAATTTGTCGGCCGAATAAAGGATTGGATTGTAAAAACTATTACACTCTTAGCTGAGCATTTTGGATTTACCATTGGTACTATGTTTACGAGTTATCAGAAAGAGTTAGATTACATCGAGATATTAGTTAGAGATATAATTGAAACTTATAATGGAGCAAAGAAAGGTATTGTACCATTTGAATTGAATGGATCATTTATGCGTCTAGATCAAGTTATGCTAGATCTAGAAGTGAATATGCGAGCTCAGAGTGATGCTCAAATGATTCGTAATATTTTGAATGGTTATCGCCGAACTTTGGCGCCAATTCGCAAGATGGTAGAAGAAACTTGTGATATTCAAAGACCGGAATGTCTCATAGCTGCTGTTGTGAGTCATCCTGGCACCGGAAAGACTTTTACCAATAATTATTTATTAGATAGTGTATTAGTCCCGCATCTCTCTGAGAGAGAGTGTTTGGATTATCGAGCCAATAGGACGCGTTGCATTTTCGGTAAAGCGCCCGGAGTTCCTCATGCAGATGGCTACAATGGACATTTTGCTACCGAGATGAATGATGCTTTTTCAGCCGCTGAGGCAGCTGGCATGGAAAGCGATGCTTTATTTTGTATACAAGCTGGTGGATCTAATAATTTTAAATTATGTATGGCAGAACTATTACTCAAAAATAAAATTCAATTCGTTTCTAAAATCATTTTATTAAGCACTAATACTAGAATTGTAACTCAAAATCAGTTTAAATCCTTAACTGATATTCAAGCTTTAATTAGGAGATTAAATAAAGTTGGGGTTTATCAGATAGTTAAAGAAATGTTTTGGGATGATTCTACTCCTGATCCGATGACTGGAGCTGATCCTAAATTTTGGAAGAAAGTTGATCAAAATAAAGTGATGGCTTATGCCAAAGCTCATGGAAAGAAAGTAGAATATGATACCTGTCGTTATATTCCCTGGGACTTTGGAACGGGTAAGCCTTTGGCAGGTGGTCAAGAGATGTCTTTGGATGAATATATTGATTATATTGGAGTAACAATGGTTCAAATGGCCGCAATTAATGAAGCTAAACAAACTAATGAGGCTGAGAGTAGAGAAGAGCTTATTGCCAAGCGTCTTGAGGAACTTCGAATTAATAAAGAGCGAATTCAAGATGAATTCCAAGCGGGTAATCATGAAACTCTAGAAGATTCCGATTATTCTTGCCCATCGGATTCGGATAGTGTTACAACCTATGGTGAGGATGCTTTAGAGGCTCTAGATTTTGCACCTATTTTTATAAGAAATAAAATGTTTTTTGATGAGATCGAAAATCGTTATCGTCCATTTACACACGAAGAGGTGGTAAAGAGAGTAGAGAATCGTTTCGATGATCAATTTGCTACAAAAGAAGAGAGAGCTGCTTTCCTTACTGATATTGATGAAGAATATGGTATACATGATTATGTTAAAGGATATTATAAGTCTTGTATGGCCAAAAGAATTCGATTGACTATCGGACAAGATTATAAAATTTATTTTCTTAATGATCACACTAATCCAATACATACAGTATTGAATATGCTAGCATTAGAAGACATCTATGGCTTTCTTCGATTTAGTTTAACCGATCGTGCATTCATGCAATTGGCTTTAGCTCGCATGGAATGTCATAGTATGTATGCTGCGGTAGCGGCGTGGACGCAAATTAAAATAAGGCAACTTAATGAAGGACTACGTAATTGTGTAGAGAATACTAAATTATTTTTCACGAATCATCCGGTTATTGGCTGCATAATTCGTTATGTAGTTGGTCTTTCGGTTGGTTTAGGAATTACCTATGGTATTATGCAATTAGTCACCAAATTTATTGGTTATTTTATTGGCGATACTAAATGCGATAATGATTGTAAAGTCATTTCAGAGAGTGTTTCTGGAACAGAGAAACATGATGAAATTTGTGAGAAAACCTTAGAAGTTAAGGAGGAAAAGATTACTAGCACTCACCAAAGTGGTGAATCTGATAAAAATGATGATGCCTTCATTCATGCACGTTTAGATAATGCATGGGTTGCATATATGAAGCGAACCGTGATTATTGATGGAGTTGCTTCGATATATACTAATAAATTGTCGACTGTCATATTTCTTGGAGGTAGAATAGCCAAAATTCATTGGCATTCATGGCTTCTTAAGGAGATGTATGATAAGATGCCCAACACTACTGATGTACAATTTGGATTGTCTTCTTATCGAAATAATGGATCCCGATGCCAATATTGGTACGATGCTAAAACTATTAAATTAATCGATTTGGTTAGAGAAAGGGATGAAGCTATAATTGAAATTCCAATTTTAAATAAGAAAGAGAATATCATAAAATATTTTCCATCTAAGAGAGATAAGGATTTTATTAAATTCATGCATGATCCATCCAATCGAATCGATATAAAGCTCATCACTAAAGGTGATATAGTTAATAGTCATGAGACCAGGATGAGTTATATTGGCAGCGGAATTGAATACTCAATTAATCAAAACATGATTGATTTAGTTACCAATAGAAGATATCAACTAGCAGACCTAGGTCTTGAAACCGGTTTTGTTCGCCATGAACATAGTTGGGCTGGATATTCCAACGCGATCTGGTGATTGTGGATCTCTGGGATTTCTAATTTCACGTGAGCGTTTAAGATTTTGTAAAAATAACCCGAGAATGCAGCAACCTGTGATTGTTTATAGTCATCATAGTTTGCATCAATCACGTTATGGAGCAGGTAGCATGTGTTATTATGAGGATTATGAGAAGTATCTTCCTTTAATGAACGCTAAGTTGGCTCCAAGTGATGCTGTAAGTGATATGCTAACGAGAACCGTTAAACAATGTGCCCAGGCTTTAGATATTAAAACGAATGAAATTACAGTTGATGTTCTAAAACCTCCTAATACGCCTTTCGAGGATCATCATTTGTTTGTAGGATGTCTTGAGTCAACTAATCGCAACGTTAAAAGTGCGATAAGTAAGAGTGTGATGTATGGAGTCAATGTACGAACCCGTACCCCTGTTAAGTTATATGATGTTAATGGAGTTAATTTATTACAGAAAACTAGAGAGCATTGTGGGTCTAACGTAGATATTGTCTTACCAACTGCAAATTTTGCCGAGCTATCTGATTTTGTCATTAGTAAAATAATGACAGAATCCACTGTAGAGGTGAACCCGCGTTTATTGACTTATGAAGAAACAATCTTAGGTGCACCTGATGTTTTCTTAGCTTCGACGAGTATGAAAACATCACCCGGTTTTTCTCTTAATTATGTTAAAAAGGCGTTGAACTTGAAAGGAAAAGGAAAACACTGGATTTTTGGACCAGAAGATGAACCTGATTTGACTACTCCTCTTGCTCAGGCTGTTAAGATCTTATTTGAACAGGCAGAAAAGGATTTAATCGATGGAAAAGGTTTCTGTAATATTTTTGGTGACAATTTGAAAGATGAACTACGTCCTCCCGGAAAGGATCCACGCTTGTTTTGCGCTGGCGATTTGATTTGTCTATTGTTATGCAAGAAATATATGGGTTCTTTTGCTGGTTGGATATATGCAAATCGTATCCGAAACGGTATAGCTATAGGAGTTAACCCAACTTCAACGGAATGGGATGATTTGTATTATCGATTATCCTCTGTGGATTCTGAAAAATGTAAAGCGATTTTTGGAGATTTCGAGAAATTTGATAAGAAACAGATATTGGATTTAATGATGGTTACTCTTTCACTAATGCGAACATTTTATGGAGGTAGTGATCCCATTGGAAATAAAATCAGAGAATCCTTATTTGAATCTCTAGTTCATTCTTTACATGCTGTACCAGATGGAGATCGTACGGCATTATATGAGTGGCTACATGGAAATACAAGTGGTAATTTTTTAACTGCCATAATTAATTCTGTGTCAAATATAATGATTATTTTCTTTTGTGTAGTTTCTTTATACATGTTAGAAAACAATATGGATATTTTTGTGAACACTTTGAAGAAAGTGCCTTTAGATAAATTATGGTATGCCATTAGAATTATTGTTTATGGTGATGACAATGGGATTACCGTAAAGAGATCAATCGTACCTTTTGTTACCTTCCATACACTATCGTGGGCTATTGGTCGTTATTTCGGATTAATTTATACTGATGAAAATAAAGGTGATTCATCGTTGATCCCTGATTATCGGGATTTAGATGATTGTAGTTTTATATCTAGAGGATTTGTAAAAGATAGTCCTTTTGGTAGGCCGCGAATTTTGAGCCCATTGAAAATGCGCTCAATTTTGGAGCGTCCTCAATGGGATAAGAATGGTCGCGACATCACCATCACAGTCGCTAAGTGTGAAGAGAGTGCTAAAGATATGGCGCAACATGGTAGGTTATTATTTGAGCCTTATGTTGCAAAATTGAGTGAAGCTTTGTACCGCCGAACAGGTAGATACATGAAGTTTACTTCATATGAAGCTGCACTCCGAGCCGTCATGAGTCAAAAGACTCCTGAATATTACAGGATGTGGGATGACGAAGATGACGAAGAATTTAAAATGAATGGTCAAACATTCCTGGTTTCTATTTTACCTCGTAATGAGGGTTTAGCAGAGCCAGAAGCGGTCGATATGACCCCAATCATCAAGCCTAGCTCGGTTGATGAGGGTTCAGAAGAGAGTTCTGAGAATTTGGCTAACAAAGCAAATATACTAAGGGCACAAGAGAGTGCGCCAAAGGATTGCTCCCCCCTTGAAGTGGGAGACGCTCTGAGCAATAGTGAGAGGAAATCTATTGCACAATGTGATAATGCCGAACAGCGTATTGAAGGAGGCCGAGCAGATAATGAAGAATTATTGAATTCGGTTGCTTGTGATAATCAAAGAACGACATGTTTTACAGAAGGATTAAATAAACGTTCCACTTGTATTACGGGTAGTGCGTTACATAATACCTCAGAAATCAATGCCGAGGGAATAGAAGCATTTCTTGCGAAACCGCATCTGTTATCGACCTTTGATTATACAACTACTAGTACGACACGGTTGTATACAGCAACGCCTCATGCTTTGTTGACTAGCGTTACTGCTTGGAATAATAAAATTATAGGCTGGAATCTGATTAGGGGTACTTTTTGTCTTCGGGTGGAGATGAATGCTATGCCCTTTATGACAGGTATGACTATAATCCATGCATTGCCTAATGTGACTGATATTTTAGCATCAACTAATAATCGACACTTGGATATGTATAATAAATTGCCAGTATCGTGGTACCAACAGCCTTTTATTGAATTAGATGTCAATGATACGGTTGCAGAATTTAAGATGCCTTATATTTCTCCTACAGGTTTTTATGATATGAAACAAGGTATTTATACATGGGGTCAAATTTATATAGACCCTCTGGTTGCACTTGGAACTGGTTCAGCGACACAGACCAAAGCTACCATAAGTGTTTATGGTTACTGGGAAGACATAGAATTGAGTGCACCTACTTTGCCGCAATCTAACAAAGGAGATCGTGAAACGAAAGAGCGAGGTCCAATTGGATCAGCGTTGTCATCTGTTGGTAAAGCTGCGAGTGCATTGGGTGAGATTCCGGTGCTTTCTAAAGTTATGGACTCGGCGGCGTGGGTAGCAAATGGCTTGGCAGCATCCTTTAATTTTTGGGGATGGTCCAAGCCGCGGAAAGACGATCTCAATATAGTTGTCCCGCAACCCAATCGCTACATTGGTACTAGTGATGGACCAGACGTGAGCATGCCGACTGCGGTCGTGGCCTTAAATAAATTAGGTACATGTGCCGATTATTCAATAACTGATGAAGATGAGATGTCTTTTGATTTTTTATTTAAAGTTCCGCATTATTATACGACCATGACATGGGATGTTACGCAAGCTACTGATACTAGTCTTCTAGGATTTAATACCAGTCCAGGTTTGATACATTCAACTGCGCCGATGGCTACTATAGCTACTCACACTGGTACTTACTATCAAGGAGGTCCTATGTTTTATCTGTCTAATCTTTTTGCGCAGTGGCGCGGTGGATTTAAGTTACGTATTAAATTCATTAAAAACAAATTTTATTCTGGTAAATTACAAGTAACGTATAGTGTTGGTCAGAATATAGGTATTGCGGCCACCACCACGAATGCTATTTATTCGTTACGCCATATTATTGATATACGTGAACAGGATGAAGTGGAATTTAAGCTACCCTATTTATGTGCGGCACACTATTTGAATACGGATACAGGTAAAAATGATCATTATAGTGGTCGAGTTGATATACGTGTTTTGAATGAATTGAAGGCTCCGGATAATTGCGCTACTACAATATCAGCATTAATTTTCTGTGGTCCTGGTGATGACTTCGAATTTCAAATTCCTAGTAGAACTAAATTTGGATGTTATCCATTCGCTGTTTTTCAATCGGATGGTAACGAACGGATGTTAGAAGATACGGGCATTGGAAATTCCAAGATTATGCCACTAGCGTTACGGAGTTCAGAATTATGTTGTGGAGAACATATACGTAGTGTTAAGCAATTACTTAATAAAAATAGTCAATGGTTACCGACTGGTACGAAACCTTGGGCTGGTCCGGCCTATAATTTTGCTATTAGTCCTTATGCTGTCTTCGCTCAAACGAATTATACAGCATCTGGTTTGCTAGGTAGCCCGGCCATTGTAGCAGATACGATGTCATGGATAGCTCCGATGTATAATTATATGCGTGGAGGAGTTCGTTTCTTGGTTACCGACAAAGGAACCGCAACGACTACGCCATTAAATATGACGTGTATTCCAGAAGCCGGTGATGCTCTATCTCAGAATACGCCGTATGCCACTAATTTAACTAGTAATGGCACAGAAGTTACTTTACCAGTACCAGTTCCCGGCTCATCAACTGTGTGGCCAGGGGAAACTGCATTACCCAATGAAAGGGGTAGTGGTTTAGCTTATGCTGAATTTCCGTATTATAGCAGATTTCCAGTTACTTTCATACCTTTCGCTTCTAGCACGACGGCGTTAAATAATTTATATCCTTGGGGAAATAGAATATTACCAAAAACGGTTGCCAATATTGGCTCCGCAAATGGTATGACTATTGATACGAGTATATATAGAAGTTGCTCAGACGATTTTACTCTGAGTTATTTTATTGGATGTCCACCTGTGCTTGCCACTTATAGTTGAAGCGTGTCTTAAAGAGTTTATTCTCTCTTTTCGGCTTGTAATTTTAAAAGAATCTCTTTTTATATAGTTTAAATTTTTATAGATAAATTGAAGAAAACCCTACTTTGTAGGCGTCAGAAACGCGAAGTTCACCAGTATTATGGTCTTAACTTGTTAAGCCC